TCGGTCTTCTTACGACCAATGTTATATTTAGTTTCCAAAATCCAGTCACCTTTATCTTTGAAAGACAGGACTTTGATTTGGTTCAGAGGTGCAACGTCTTTAATATCCTCAGCGGACTTAACAGTTACAAGTCCCCAGTCCACCAGGAGCTGGGTAATTCTGTTGCGTCTCTGCACATCGTTGATCATAAGGTTTGCTTTCTTTCCATCAAGAGCAAACAGTTCCTTAAAGTGAACGATGAAGTATCTTCCTTGCTTGTGTAAAATATGGCAAGACTGATACAGTTTTCTTTCTTTGCGAGAAGCGACTCCGATGCGAGTCAGGGTTTCTCTTACTTTCAAAAAGTCATCTGGTTCGTTCAAAAATACTTCAACCATCTTATCAGGTGACCAAGAGTATTCAGGCTCATTCACAACAGACATTATTTCAATCCTCCAGTATCAAATCGTTGACGAATAAATTCAAGTTGTTCTTTGCTCAAGATTTTTAAAGCCTGTTCCGCTTTGGCATTACTATACTTGTAGTATTTTTTTACTAGATCCAGGTCTTTGATTTTCTCTTTGCGTAGCCAGGGGGAAAATCTTTTCTTTTTTCTCACAATATTTAGATAAAATTCATATTGCAAATCACGATCTAGTGATGCGTGCATATTCATTTCATTGGCATACATGATTGTATCCATGTGTCCTGCCATGCATTTGTTAATAATATATGCTGGATACTTCTTCTCAACAGAGGGATCTTCCTTGATCAGATCCTTCTTATTCATGTTGATAGAATTGAGCCAGTCTTTCAATTCAACGGTCATAGTGCCAATAAGAATGCCAATAATGTAATGATCGGGAGGTTGAAGATCGTAAATGTAAGAGGATTGATCTTCGAGAATTTTCCCGTTGGACGATAGTCCTCTTTTAACAAGTAACGATCAGGGTAATTAATTTTGTTTGATAGGTGAGTCATGTGAAACGCTTACACTAACTACAATGGCGTCAGGATTTCGTGCTAGAGCTGATTCTTCAGCGTCACAATAATTAGAAGCGATGACATCTTCAGTAAAGATCTTTCCTTCTTTGGATAGTTTTACTGCGCAGTTCATCGGATAATGTCAATGTTTTCTCCTTTAGTCCAGACTTCAAGTTCTGTACGAAGTCGGCCTTCACTCTTAAGTTTGTTGTACCTCTTTGTCGCCTTCTTCTTCCACAAGGCAATCAAGTTATCGAGGGAGTAATCATCGTATCTCGGACCACGCTTGAGTTCTGTATCCTTCCCTGACAGAACTTCGCGGATGTTCGAGAATCCGTAATCACATATGTAAAATCTTTTTTGTTGAGTGAGGGTCTTAGCACGCTCCATCACTTCACAGAAAGTCTTTAACTTAGCGGTGTCTTCAAGACTGTTCTTGATGATAGAGACCATTCGATTCTGACGCTTGAGTTTTTTAGATGATGCTGTATCAAGCGTTAGTTTCTTGTTATTATTCCTGACTGTGAAGTATTTATGCATACGATGAAATTCAGTGTCATGCATCAGAGGCGTAAAGTCTGATACTGTGTCACCAATATGCCTCAGGAAAGGCTTGAGTCCATCGTACTGTGAGACGCCCTTAGCAGTCCCGTAGAGCGATGTAGTCTCAAACCAGCAGATATCCTTCTGAAAGCGCCTAGAGACCTCTTCACGGGCGAAATGGGAGGCACACATGAGTGCCAGGAGTTTACCGCCCAGGTAATTGAATCCAAAGGGTTGAGTAGGAACGATGATAAATCCCATGCAGGCATGACGGTTGAACAGTCCCAGATCGGGAGCCGCACCGAGATAATCGTTCCTAGGTTTGGAGTTGATCGTAGGAGATCCAAAGCGGATGAATCCCACAACCTTGCCAGTATTCTTCTCTGTAACCAACCACTTCAGTTCTCGACCAGGAATGCTGTCCTCAATGACGTGAGAGGCCACAACACCCAGGAGTTCAGAGAAGTAATCGTTATCTAGTCCACCAGATCCGACAGGGACAATCTTGAAGTCCATGTCCTCAGGAGACATCGTAAAGTCATCAAAGAAAGCATCCTCCAACTGCTCATCAAAGAGAGTCGGAGTGATGTTTGCCACCCTGTCCATCTTGACAGAGCGGAAGTAGTTTTCAATCTGATCAATGTCTTGAAAGTATGCAATGAACTGGTCAGCTGCCCAGATTGCATCTTCAGGAGTCAGTTTCATCATGTAGTTATCTCAATAGAGGTGGGTGTGTTCCCAAACTAGCAACACCACCGAACAAGGGAAGAGTCAGTCTTGGTCGATCCTTTCTAGTGCCATAGGTTTTGATTCCATGCCACTGCTGACTGTTGAAGATCACCAGTCTATTATACACGTTATCGACGCGAACTGTCTCTACAAAGTGATCAGCATAAAAATCGTATTCTTTCTGATACACGTCTGGATCAACTTCCTCTCTACGATTCAGTTGTTGATGCATGGCAAACAAGTTGTCACTCATCTTAGGATCATATCCATATTTGAAGTTATACAGAGATGTACCAGTATCTGGTTCGGGATCTTTAGTCAGATAGACAATGCCACCCATCTGCCACATACCGTCTCTGTGCATCATACCACGATTCATAGCATGATACTGATCTTCGTGGTGAGGCCAAACCTTTTGAAAAGAATTTGAAAACCTCCACCCGATGATGTCAGGATCATGGTAGAACAGGTTAATATATTTCTTTTGAAGAAAGTTATCAAACTCTCGATTTACATCCGACAAAAGAGGTGACCGATATCCAGGATACCGGCCATCATTTAGTGTGTATTCAAGTGACTCCGCAAACTCTACAATCTTGTCAGGATCTTCAAAGAAATTGTCAACGATTGTAATAGGATACGTCATTTGAATTCACATTCCACCATGAGTTCTGTCAGTGCCGCTAGTAGATTAATTTCCTGATCTGCGACGAAAGCCATTTGATACTGATACTTAGCAATGATGAGCACCGCAGCAGCAAGACCAGGACCAGTAACTGCGGTACTAAGACCATCATAAACACGACGCAGCAAAGAGCTAGGATCGTTGTCAAGATTAGAAACGACCCACTTACGCACGTAAGTAAAATCCTTGCTACGAAGTTTTTGGATAAGTTCATCAACCGAGGCATCCGAGAACGCCGCGAGGATACCCGCGTCGATCTTTCCAATACTGGCATATCGTTGACATTCATTTAGGACTCGCCTCCAGTCTGGGAAGTGCTTGTTGATGAGTTCAGCAATGACTTTCTGATCCGCCTCAACGCCCTCAAGATCCAAGATCTCTTTGAGACGCTTGAAGAATTCCATTGCGATTGTGGGTTTCTGTCGGCCAGAGATTCCGAACTCGACGACTGCACAACGGGAGTGGAGGGGTTCAATGATTTTGTTTTTGAAGTTGCAGGTGAAGATGAATCTGCAGTTCTTACTAAACTCCTCAATAGACGCCCGTAGGAGGAGTTGTACATCGTGGGTTGTGTTATCTGCCTCATCAATGATGATGACTTTGTGTTTTGCAGTTGAAGCAAGCGAGACGGTCGAAGCGAAAGATTTCGCATTGTTTCGGACAGTATCGAGGAATCGTCCTTCATCGGATCCGTTGATGACATAATAATCTGCTCCTAGTTGATGGCAAAGGGCTTTTGCAATGGTAGTTTTTCCAACACCAGCAGATCCAGTCAGAAGCAGATTAGGGATCTCACCCTTGTCCACAAACCCTTGAAAGATCTCTTTGATCTCTGCCGGTAAAATACACTCTTCTACAGTCTTAGGTCGATACTTTTCAACCCAAAGAAAATCACTCATGATCAAGTACAAAAAACATTATAATAATGGCGAGTATTGGACTCGCAGGCTTCCTTAGTGGAAGCGGCAATCAGGGTCTTTCCATCCTTGCGGACAGATACCCACATACTACCTCTCTTTTCAAATGTGTAAGGTTTGTCACTCATGGTCACTCACCGATAGCATGGATCACTGGTTTCTCATGAGCCAGTATAGCATATAACTGGGGGTCTTGTCCTGCAGAAACTGGAATAAATTCAGAATTTGCATCAAATTCCACACCACGGATCGCCTGGTTGATCACAATAGATCCATCTGCACCAGAGATACTTCGGTGATATGTTCCCACAGGAATTTCTAGAGCACCAGAGGAACGATTCAGGTGGACGATATGATAGGGAAACTTCCAGGTGGGATTCACCAGTTCAAATGTCCTAGTTCCTGACACAACACGATTATAATCCGTCTGTTGTGTATGGATGTAGAACTGTTTAGCCCCAACTACATCATCTGGGGGAGAGATTGCAGGACCAGTATGAACTACCAGGTCTGATGCGTTTGAATTTTCTACGGAGATATCATAGAAAACTACAGAGTCAGTCTCTCGGAAGACTCTGTGCTTCTTATAATTAACTTCGCTCATAATATGTGTCTGGGGATGAACCAATAAGAAACAAGTTGCCACCTTTTACCCAGAAGGTAGGCCTTATAAAAATCTTTTACGTCTGAAAGACTATTACGATAGTCTTTAGGGTATATTGTAAGACTCATTATAATAAAAATGAGTACATGAAATACGTTACTAGCAGGATGATGTCCCAGTTGAAAACCTAGTAACTTTGCCTCATCATTGATAGAGAACCCAAGATGAAAATGGCAGTGCAATTCATCATGAAGATCAGTGTCTTCACCGATCCCAGGTATCCAGTTCTCTAAAAACTCAATGTAAGGATCAGGTTGCATGGTGTCCTTTTAGGTTCGGGTCTGGATTACTCTCCACCCTTGCTTCCTTTCTCTTGATGACGATAAACTTATCAGCAGCAAAGGTTCCAGCAATTTTAAACTCTAGTTCTGTACCCTCTGGCCAAATCTCTTCACCATTCTTCTTGCGCATGTCAAGCATACACTCAACTTCTTTGATGATTTCAGGTGTGATTTTCATTGAATCCAGTCAGGTTTACGGCTAGGGATACGGAGATAGTTGTCCTTCACCCATGGTTTAGATGCGATGTATCGCTTGTAAGCAGTGAAAGTATCGATACTGGTATCATGTTTCCACTCTACAGGCATGGCACGGGCGAATGGTGTGGGTTCCTTACCAGACCTACCAGCAGGGTCAGCGTAAGGGAAGATAGACTTGGCATACACAATCGTTTTGAGGCAACTGTGAATCTTCTGATAGCGCTCAGAATACTCATTACACAAGGCAAGACCATGCTGGATCAACCAGTGCCAGTTGAGAACAAAATCACCAGCCCAGATAGTGCAAGGGTGGTTACGAAACGCACCCTTCTCTGTGCTGTATGGCGTTCCATCGAGTCTAGGCAAAGTACCGAACCCATGACCCCACTTCTCAGATGCCACAATAGCAAGCATCTGACAGGTCTCTAGAGGCATCTTGACGATGTGTTTGTCAGGCAAGACCCGAGCACACTTCCATGGGTCTGGATCCGTCACAAAGATGTTCATTAGTCGAAACAGAACTCGATTAGTTTTTCACCGACAGCTTGTGGTCTGTCTTCATAGGATTGTGCCTCAAGTTCATTGTCAGTTGTCCAATCGTCTGACACAGAACCAGGGTGATAGTCATTTTTGCAGAACTGTGCTGCATGGAGCGCTTCATGATCTACAGTTCGATTAATCTCGATAGCAGACCTAGGACCAGGCATGTGTTTTTTGATAGCATCTGTGCAGATGATGACCTCAATAAATCCAGTGCTGGGTGTAGATAAAGTAAATCCAGCATAGTTATTCTTACGAATTCTGCACAGAGGTGCATTTTCAACAACCTCAATCCCTGCTACCTCAAGGAGAGCAAGGATTGTTTCTCGTTCAGGAGTTAGGTATGGCTCCATCACTCCTCAAATTCAAAATCAGGTTCGAGAGCGATGTAGTAGCGCACTGCACCACCACAGGTGGACCACTTGGAGAGCAGTTTGCGACTGATCTGGACATTGTAGTCACCGTTGATCAGTTTGATATTCTCCAGTTTGAAGTTGAAAGTAAAAGTCTTGTCAGTTTCAGCAACAGTAAAACCAAAGTCGTTGGAACTATCGGTCTTGCGGTCATGGATCTTGATCACGACCTTCTCACCATCACCAACAATAGACAGATCAGGCAGATTCAGAATAGCAGCCGACTGCTTCAGTTTGGTAAGTTGATGCTGAGAGATACGGAAGTCCACATCCTCAGTGGGGAGAGTAAGGTTCTTGTCAGGTGGTGACACGATGACAGAGGGATCAGCAAAGAAGTAGTTTGTCTTGTTCTTGCCATCAGAGATGGTCACAAACTTCTCATTGTTGAACTTGAGTTCACTGTCTTCGATACCGTGAACCACACGAACCAGACTCAGGAACTGACTCAGATCATAGATGGCAAAGTCATTGGAGAAATCTTCATCTACGTCAGCCTCTGCAAGGATGTTCTTCATCACAGAGATGGTGCGCAGTTTGTTACCACTCTTGACAGCGATAGACTGATTAATGCCGGAGAAGTTTTCCAGAATTTTGAATGTGGTCTCAGAAAGTTTCATAACCGGTTGCATCAGATTTAGTTTCCTTTTGGGTGAAGTGGTACAGGAGAATGGCGTAGTGGATAATCTTCTTGATATCCATCTTAGCGGCGCCTTTTTTATCGTAGCGTGATGCGTACTTGAGGATATTGGACCTACAGAAAGCAGCCGCATCACCAACAGACTCTATCAGATCAAGAGTCTGAATGCCACTTCCAGAATTATAATGGGAACGGTAAGTGTTGGAAATATAATCCATCACCTCCTCCATTACTTTGTCTTCGTTAAATTTGTAATAATCGTTTTTTGAGGGGTTGTTCATTAGTTCATCAATACCGACCAGGTTGAACTGCGAAGTATCGTCAGAGGAAAGTGGAGTATATTCATACCCACCCATCTTTTCGACCCATTCAGCATCTTCCATGAGTGCATCATATAACATAGACCATGAATTCATTCTATCACTCCTCACCCAACAAGTCAACCTCGTTGTCAACCTTATCATACAGATCAACAAAGGCAAGTTTGGTGTCATCATCAAAGCGATTCAGGCAAGTGCGAATTGCTTTGAGTTTGTCGCCAAAGATAGAATATGCACGGACAATATGAACCAGGCGGCGGGTTGAGATAACCTCATCCACTCCACCATCAAAGAAAGTTTTGCGAATTAACTGAGCCCAATCAGCAAGGTTCTTGCAGAATGCCTCATCATCACAGATACGGTTGAGGATCTTGATCTCAGTGGCAGGGTTAGGATACTCTTGCTCAAGAGTGATAGCAAAGCGCTCCAAGAATGCCTCATTGAGCACATTGGTACCAATGAAGCGGCCGTCATCAGAACCTTTGCCTTTGGTGTTTGCAGTGGCAAAGATCTGGAACCCAGGAGCAGGTTTGACATAGCGTCCAATCTTCTTCAGGAAGACACCCTTACCCTCCAGGATGGATTGCAGACACAGGATCTTGTTAGATGCCAGGTCAATCTCATCTAGAAGCAGCACAGCTCCGCGTTCCAGAGCCTCGATGACTGGGCCATTATGCCAAACAGTATTACCATCAACAAGACGGAACCCACCAATAAGATCATCCTCGTCCGTTTCAATAGTGATGTTAACGCGGATCAACTCCTTATTTAGAGCTGCACATGCTTGCTCAACGCCAAATGTTTTACCGTTTCCTGACAGACCAGAAATGAAAGTCGGATAGAAAATACCAGACTGGATGATCTTCTTAACATCAGCAAAGTTGCCGAAGGAAACAAAGTTGGGATCTTTGTCAGGGATCATGCAGACTTTCTCTACGGCAGGAACAGCAGCAGGTGCTTCGTAGGTTTGCTCAAGACGCTCAGTGATAGTCAGATCCCACTTACCACGCTTGACTTTGTACTGCTCAAGGTGTTTGGTAACGGTAGGATAGCTGATATCATTCTGAGCACAATATGCTTTTACATCTGCGGCAGTGATTTTGTCTCCATGCAGGTCACGGAGCGATTCAACGATGGAAGAAGCAGACACTCGCGGGGACATTGAAACCTCTTTGACTATGTAGTCATTATACTACGAAAAAAGCGCCCTAGGTGGGCGCAGAGGACAGTTTGGGAACTGGTCAGGCAATGACTGATACGAATTTGGAGAGGATTTTCTTGTTTGTCTTTTTCCCACCATAGGATTTCTTAAACGATGCAAGGATCTGAGCCTTGGTTGCATTCTCCACAGGATCAAACTCTTTCGATACTTCCAAAGCATTAGAACTAATACCAATCATCTCAGCATATCCACAGACATCAGAGAAAGAGATTGACTTGTTCTTGGTCCATACCTTCATGGCTTCCGCACTATCAGGTTTCTGCATACGGCGAACCCAAGTGCGGAACTCACGATTAGGAAGGATACGGAATCCAATCAGATTCATGCCAAGGAAGCAGTCTGAGAGGTTCTTCAGGAAGACTCCAGTGACGTTGTAGAACTCCATTGGGATAGGATAGGTGGTTCCACTCTTACGACAGCGCAGGATGGTGTTGTTGTGGATAGAACGGGTGCCCATGTATTCCTCTTGATCACCATAGCGGCGCTTGACCTTGACCAGGCGGGTGGAGTTACATGCTTCACCATCAGTCAGAATGACAGTATGCATCTTCTCAATCTTATTGCGACTCATGAAGTCAGGAATGATACTATGCAGACTTGCGATGGCCTCATTCAAAGGAGTTCCTGAAAGAGAAGCGCGTGGTGGGAGAGTGAAAGGAGTATTGTAATAGGTATTGTAGACAGCGATTGCCTTACCAATACGGAACATATTCTTGATATGATTATCGAATTCTTTTGTCTTGGTTGTAGAAGACAAAATATTCATCATGGAGAAGTTTTCCGAGATATTCAGATATCCTTCTTGTTCTGGGAAATGCTTTGTAGGCAGAGGATTCCAAGTTTCTGATACGCGATCGAAGTGACGTGCCTGCCACTCATTGGTGAAAGCATAAACTTCAAAGGGAATACTAACTTTCTTGCAGAACCAAACCAGGTTGAAGAGTTGCTTTAGAGTGGACATCATCTGATCATGCATTGAACCAGACCAGTCCAACACAAAGATAAGACCATGATTCTTGCCATCAGGTGTGATGGTTACACGCTTGAACAGATCATCCTGATACTTGTAAGTATGGAGTTTGGTGGTATCAAGAACACCACTCTTGGATGTACCAGTGCGAGCATAAGCACTTGCTGCTTTCTTGCACTCAAACTCTTTGACCAGATAGTTTACTTCTCTCTGCGCGTCACGCTTATAACGCTGAAAGTCTTTATCAGTTTCATAGAACTGTTCTTCTTCTGTGTATCCTCTGATCTCTCCTTCTTTGCGCCAGAAGTCTTCAATGTAATCATGAAATTCACTAGCTTTGACGACAAGTGATTTAAGATCGCACTTAGGGATTTCAATATACGATGGATCACCTGAAAGACTATTTTCAGATAGTTTCTTGATAGCATCTTCGAGATTATCAGCAGTGCGTACATCCAAGGAATCACCAGCATCTGTGCCACCTCCTTCATCATTAGGTCGTTCGTTTGTTTGTTCGGTGCTCTCCTCCTCACTTTGCTCATCGCTAGGAGACTCACCATCACCCTGGTCAAAACTCTCAGTCGTTTGCTGAGAGGAATTACCTTCACTCTGTTGTTGATTGGTAGGTTCTTTTTCTTTCTTCTTTTTCTTTTCTTGATTATCCTTAGCATACTGCCACATGGCATATGCAGCCTCTACTGCCTCATCAAAGGTCTCTGCCTTATCAACGGCATCAACAATCTCTTGCTCTCCCTCAGTGAAAGAGATACTGAGATATGCGCCAATCTTGAAGTAGAGATTCACACGGTCGGCAAAACCCATCTCATTAGGATCACTGTCTCCGATACCAAAGAAGTCAATCTCCTGTAGTGTCTGGTATCCACGATAGAAGGTCTTAGGGAGACCAGCATAGCGGCGCTTCATCAACTTCTCAATACGAGCATCCTCAGTTACATTGATGTACTGATGAGGAACCTTGATCTTAGGATCTTCGTTTGGAGTGAACAGAGCGTGTCCAACCTCATGAGCCACCAGCATATCATAGGTGAACTCATCTGCCTTCTGCCACAGTGGCAGAGTCAGGACACGGCGATTGACATCAAAGGAAGCGGTATCACATTTCTTGTGCTCAACGATCAGGTCCTCAGTTGCCAGGAGTTTGGCGAGATTCCCCTTTACAGCGTGGTTGACCATGCGTCTCTGTCTTGTATGAACCCATTATACGACGAAACCCACCCTTGCGGGTGGGCCTTGAACCAGTTTGCAAACTGTCTTAACTTAGCACCGTTCTACAGATCCTCTTGCACTCTTGAGAGTTTTCCTCACATTCAGTGAGGCATTGGAAATATTCGTTTAACTGATCGTTGTCGGTTGCTGAGTCTGGACTATCGTCTAACCTCCAGGAAGCTAATTGATTGAATGAAAATAAGTTATGTGACATTTAATTCCTCTAATTCGACAAAACATGCTATAGGGAATTAGGGTTCATCTCATCCTCCAGTATTCTGTACTATATAGTCAACTTTGTGTTAATTCACTAACATTTGCAACTTTTGTAATCAAACTTGATCTTGCTTAACTAATCTTGAGAAAGATCCTTGCTTTTCAAATTCTAGGATCCCAGAAAACTTATCATGGAGTTCATTGTTGTGAGAGATCACAAAGACATTTGCGTTCTTGATAATGTATCTGACGATCTTGAGAAACTCTGTGGTTCCGTTTCCATCAAGAGAACTATCAAATACTTCATCCATAATCAGGAGATTTGTATTGACACTATTTCTAACCTTAGCAACTTCACGCCAAGTAAAAAGCAGAGCCAAATCAATTCTCATCTTCTCTCCTTCAGAGAAAGAGGCATATGAAAATTTTTCATGAATAGGTGACTGTACGGTCTCATTGAATTCATCATCAAGTTTGAAGTTGATAAAGAACTCCATCATGGAGAGATACTTATTCACCTTTTGGTTTATTAGGGGAAGATACTTCTTGACAATCTGTCGTTTTACACCACCATCCTTTAAAAGAGAGTATGCAAAATCACTGTATTGCAGGTTGCTTCTTTCCTCAGACAAACTCTTATAACTTAAATCTAACTCTGCTTTGTATGATTCTAACTTGTCATACTCAGAATTTCTGTTTTTGAACTGTTTGGTAACTCTTTGAATTTCCGATTCCAGCGTTTGTCTGGATCGATCCAATTGCGATACCAAATTGTTTGTGTTAGAAATTTCATATGTTAGGGAAGTAACCTCCTTAGACAGCTCGACAAAGCGACTCTCTCTAACTTCCTCTTCTTGTATTTTTTCCTCAAGTTCATTGAGTCCGTCTACCAGTTGGGTAATTGAAGTATCGAGTTCCGCTATTTTATTTAACCGATTCTTGTCCTCAATACTCTGATCACAGGTTGGGCAAACCGAACTTTCACTAAAAAACTTGTGTTGCTTATCAGCATTTTCTTTCTTGGTTTGAATCTTTACCTTCAAACCATTGAGTTGTTTTGCGTTTTTCCGTGCGTTGGAGAACTTCTCAACCTCTACAGTTAGTGTCTCTAGTTTCTTTTGTTTGTCTTGCACAGACTCTAAGAGACTAACCTTCTCTTTGTCAGCCTCTTTAATCTTCTTCTTCTTTTCTTTTACAATCTTATCACTATTCTTTGCAATCTCATCAATAAGTTTGGTTTGCATCTCAACCTTATCCACAAGATTGTTCTTCTTGTTCTCTAGATGTTGAACTTTCTCTCTACCCTGACGAATTCTATCCTTGATAACAGCATTCATTGCAG